CGTGCCAGGCTACTAATCATCGTTTCAAGTACCTTCAGCAACGACCGTTTACCGGTCGCGTTGATGCTGCCCTATTTAGGGCGCAACGTAAAATTGCTGCTGTACTTGGGACTTTGAATGTTCCCCTGGTGCTAGATGGTTGCAAATGGGGTCCAGGAGCCACTTACGATTTAAAACGTGATGTGGCCACACCTGACAAAAAGATCTCCAGAGCCATCTCCGTTACCGCCGCTGCACTCCCGTATTTGAAGAGTGTGGTGGAGAGTGATCCGCACTGGGCTTTTTGTTTCCTTGGCGTTATGCCTTGGGGGCAATTTAGCCTTCTTCCTAACTGCTTTAATGTAGTTAGGGGGAGTCGGTTCCTCACGGTACCGAAGTCCGCTAAAACCGATCGCTGCATCGCTGCGGAGCCTACTGGGAATTCATTTCTCCAGCAAGGTGTCCACAGCTACATGCGACGTCGGCTTAAGCGGTTTGGAATCAATCTAGATGATCAATCTATTAACCAGGGCCTAGCGCGAGACGCGTATCGGTCCGAGTTATCCACGCTTGACTTAAGCGCGGCGTCTGATTCCATAGCTTCTGAGCTCGTTTACCACTTGCTGCCGCTCGATTGGGCACTCTTCCTTGACTCGCTAAGATCCCCCGAAACTTTTCTTGGGGGTAAATTGGTGGGTTGGGTGCGGACTCATAAGTTCGCATCCATGGGGAACGCCTTTTGTTTCGAGCTTGAGACCTTAATCTTCTGGGCTCTTTCGAGCTCAGTTGACGAGGTTTCTAGCGGCGTAGACCTGGTCTCCGTCTATGGTGACGACATTATCGTGACACGTAAATCTTATGATTCCGTTGTAGAGATACTCGGAGTCTGCGGATTCACGGTAAACGAGAAGAAATCATTCAAGGACGGGTATTTCTTCGAGTCCTGTGGAAAACATTACCACAAGGGTATCGACGTGACCCCGGTCTACCAGAAGGAGGTGTTATCACATCCTTCTGAAATTATACGTGCACACAACCGTTTAGTTCGGTTGGCTTTCCGAATCCCGACAGAAGAGAAATGGTTCCTCTTTACTCGGGCTCTCCGCGCGCTCACTGAAATGTGGCCGCACAGACCATTCCCACGGATCCCTTATGGGGTTGATGAGGATGGTGGATTCTTGCGCCCCCTTAGCGAGTTTTCGCTAGACGTAAATCATGGCTTTAGGTGCCATGTATACGACTTCGTTCCCCGATTGATTGGGGGACGAGAGGACGCAATGTACGCGTATAAACTCCGTC